GCCACCGTCAACGCTCTGCCGGGCAACAGCAAGGCTGTCGTGTTCGTCGGTGCGGCTTCGTCGCAGTACGCGCAGAACCTCGTGTACCACAAGGACGCGATCACCTTCGCCACCGCCGACCTTCTGCTCCCGCAGGGCGTCGACATGGCTTCGCGTCAGGTCCACAACGGCATCTCGCTCCGCGTTGTCCGTCAGTACGACATCAACAACGACCGTATGCCCTGCCGTATCGACGTTCTGTACGGCTACAGCACCATTCGTCCGCAGATGGCTTGCCGTCTCTGGGGCTAATCTAACACCGCCCCCGGCTTCGGTCGGGGGCAACTTCTTATAGGAGATTTATCATGGCTCTTCCTAATGGTGCTGGTGGCTACCAGCTTGGCGACGGTAACCTGACCGAAGCCGTCCTCGGCGTTCAGTCGATCCCGACCACCCTGACCGGCGACACCACCCTGACCGCCGCTCAGATGGCTGTTGGTCTGGTTGTTTGCCAGAAGGCAAGCGACGCTACCCTGACCGTCACGACCGCTACGGGCACCCAGCTTGACGCTGCTATCCCGTCGGCCAAGGTTGGTTCGTCGTTCAACCTGACGATCTGCAACAACAACAACACGGGTTCGTCCTCGACCGTTCCGGTTACCGCCGGTACGGGCGTGACCGTCTACGGTTCGGTGACGGTGCCGCGTTTTGGCGCTTACACCTACAAGTTCGTCAAGACCGGCGACGCGACTTGGTCGGCGTTCCTGATGTAATTTGTTCGGCCCCCGCTTAGCTGCGGGGGCCATTTCCTTTGGAGGGTTCTATGCCTAACACCAAAGCAGTCGGCGTTGCTTACGCTGACCCGCAGTTCGAAAGCGTTTCGGTTACCGGCGCGCTGACGGCTGACACTGTGACCTCGTCGGCCACCTCGGGCGTTGTCGCCGCCAATGCTAACGCTGGCGTCTACATCCTGAGCACCGCGATCACCGCCAACTCGACCACCACTTCGGCCCCCGCCGGTTCGCTTGGTATCACGACCAACGCAACTGGCAAGGGCAAGCTGTTCTACGCGGACGGCACCAAGTGGCAGTTCATGGCGATCAGCTAAAAAGATGGGCGGCCTTCGGGCCGTCCATTCTAAGAGGTTTTTATGGCCGTAATTTACATGGTACACCCCGTTCATGGCGCTAAGGTCGCAATTAGCGAACACGAAGCGGATTATGATGAAATGCACGGCTGGATGCGCTATGATCCAGACACGCCGGAAGCGGCGGCAGACGATTACGACGACGAAGAAGAAGTCGTAAACGAACTGGCGGCCCCCAAGCGCCGAGGACGCCCCCGCGCTAAGCAGGAAGACTAAGTCATGGCTACTGCCGGCGACATCATCAACGGTTCTCTGCGCCTGCTAGGCGTTCTGGCTGAAGGCGAAGTGCCTTCGGCAGAAACGTCTCAGGACGCGCTGAACGCGATGAACCAGATGATCGACAGTTGGAACACGGAACGACTGTCCGTGTTCTCGACGCAGGATCAGGTGTTCACATGGCCGGCAGGCCAGCTTAATCGCACGCTTGGCCCAAGCGGCGACTTTGTCGGCAATCGCCCGGTGCTGCTGGATGACGCGACGTATTTCGTCGATCCCGGCACCGGCGTTAGCTACGGCATCAAGTTTATTAACCAGCAGCAGTACGACGGCATCGCGGTTAAGTCCGTGACCTCGACGTATCCGCAGGTCATCTTCGTCAACAACACGTTCCCCGACATTGACATGTACGTCTATCCGCGCCCGACGCGCGACCTGACATGGCATTTCATTTCGGTCGAAGAACTGACCCAGCCGGCCACGCTGGCGACCACGCTGCATTTCCCGCCGGGCTACCTGCGGGCGTTCCGCTACAATCTGGCCTGCGAATTCGCACCGGAGTTTGGCGTCGAGCCGTCCGCGCAGGTGCGCCGGATTGCGATGGCCAGCAAGCGTGACCTGAAGCGCATCAACAACCCTGACGACATCATGTCCATGCCGTACAGCCTCGTCGCCACGCGGCAGCGCTTTAACGTCTACGCAGGGAACTACTGATGAAGACGCCGATCCTTGGGTCGGCGTATGTCGCCCGCAGCGTCAACGCCGCCGACAACCGCATGGTCAACCTTTTTCCAGAGGTTGTTCCCGAAGGCGGCAAGGAGCCCGCGTTTCTTCAGCGCGCGCCCGGGCTGTCGTTGTTGGCTACGGTCGGTATCGGCCCGATCCGCGGGCAGTGGACGTATGGCGGCTACGGTTACGTCGTGTCAGGCCCGACGCTCTATCAGATCGACACGAACTGGAACGCGGTCGCCAAGGGCACCGTTGCGGGCACCGGGCCGGTCAGCATGGCCGACAACGGCACGCAGCTTTTTATCGCTGCTAACCCGCAGGGCTACATCTACAACGCCCAGACCGACGTGTTCCAGCAGATCACCGACCCGGACTTTCCGGGCGCCGTGACGGTTGGCTACATCGACGGCTACTTCGTGTTTAACGAGCCCAACAGCCAGAAAATCTGGGTGACGCAGTTGCTGGACGGCACCAGCGTCGATCCGCTGGACTTCGCCAGCGCCGAAGGCAATCCGGACGACGTGGTCGCCGTGTTCGTCGATCACCGCGAGGTTTGGGTGTTCGGCACCAACTCGACCGAAGTCTGGTACGACGCCGGGCTGACCGACTTCCCGCTGACCCGCATCCAAGGTGCGTTTAACGAACTGGGCTGCGCCGCACCGTACTCCATCGCCAAGATGGACAACCAGATTTACTGGCTCGGCAAGGACGCGCGCGGTCAGGGTATGGTTTACCGGGCGGCCGGCTATATCGGCCAGCGCATCTCGACGCACGCTATCGAATGGCAGATGCAGGAATACGCCAACCTTGAAGACGCGGTCGGCTACACCTACCAGCAGGACGGCCACAGCTTCTACGTGCTGAACTTCCCGACCGCCAACACGACTTGGGTATTCGACGTGGCGACCGGCGCTTGGCATGAGCGCGCGTCGTTCGATAATGGCCAGTTCAACCGTCACCGCGGCAACAGCCAGATGTTCTTCAACAGCACGAACGTCATCGGCGACTACCAGAACGGCAAGATTTACGCGTTCGACCTGAACGAGTATTCGGACGCCGGCCAGCCGCAGAAGTGGCTGCGGTCGTGGCGTGCGTTGCCGACCGGCGCCAACAATCTGGCCCGCACGATCCAGCACTCCATGCAGCTTGACTGCGAGACCGGCGTTGGCCTTGTCACGGGTCAAGGCGACAACCCGCAGGTCATGCTGCGCTGGTCCGACGATGGCGGCCACACGTGGTCGAACGAACACTGGAAGTCGATGGGCCGGATCGGCCGGTCGGGCTACCGCACGATCTGGCGCCGTCTGGGCGCCACGCTCAAGATACGCGACCGCGTCTACGAAATCTCCGGGACCGATCCCGTGCGCATCTACATCATGGGCGCCGAACTGCTGCTCAGCGGGACGCGGGCCTGATGGCATCGGCGCCGATCAACCCTACTAACTTGACGCCGCCGCGCGTCGCGCTGATCGACGACCGCACCGGCGCGATCAGCCGCGAATGGTATCGGTTCTTCCTGTCGCTGTTGACGGCAACGCAGAACAACCAAGACGAAACGCTGCTGGCGCCGGACACGTCCTCGCTGCTGGCGTCTTATGACGCCGTGTTCGCCGAGGCCATTCAGGGGTTGGAAAGCGCTCCTGATTGCTGCTCTGAAACAGCCAACGTCGACGCTAAAGTAGACGCGCTGGCGCAGGCCACCAGCGTTACGCCGCCGGCTGCTACGGAAAGCGACATTGCGGATATTCAGACGCAGCTTCAGGCGTTGGCGCTGTCGCCGCCGCCCAAGCAATATCTGACGCCGCGTTACGGATCGTTTTACGATACTACGACACAGACGGCAGCCGCGATCAACACGGCCTACGCCATGACCTTTAACAAGACCGATTTGTCCAATGGCGTGACTATCGGCAGTCCTACGTCGCGCATCTATGTCGACCGATCAAACGTCTACAATGTACAGTTTTCCGCCCAGCTTGATAAAACCGCAGGCGGTGTCGGGTTGATTTGGATTTGGCTTCGCAAGAACGGTACGAACGTCCCTGACAGCGCCGGGCAAATACGCATTCAAGGCAACAACGCCGAGACGTTGGCTGCGTGGAATTACATCATTCAGCTTAACGCGGGCGACTACATCGAACTGATGTGGGAAGTTGACGACACCAGCGTCCAAATACTGTATGATCCCGCGACTGCGGTGCACCCGGCGGTCCCGTCGGTAATTTTGACCGTGACTGATAACGTAAGTTCCTTGGAGGTATAAATGGCCGTTTCCATTAGCAACATCATCCCGGCCAAGACCGCGGAGAACAGCCAGACGACGCAGTACACGTCGTCGGGCGTCCAGACGATCATCGACAAGTTCACGGCGACCAACTACAGCGCCAGCGCGGCGACGATCAGCGTCAACCTCGTCACGGCTGCAGGTAGCGCCGGTAACGACAACCTGATCGTCAAGACCAAGACGCTCCAGCCGTCCGAGACGTACACGTTCCCGGAACTGGTCGGCCACGTCATTCCGAACAACGGCTTTATCTCAACCATCGCTGGCACCGCGTCGGCGATCAACATCCGCGCCTCGGGCCGGTTGGTGAGCTAATGCTTGAACGGTGTTTCGACGCTGGTTTGGTAAACCTTGCGGCGAACCACCCCGACGTGCGTCCGTTTCTCGGGCCGGAATGCCTTGGTGAGTTGGATTTTGAAGAGGCGGTATCAGAACACCATAACTGGTTTCTGATGGGAGAGCATGGTGGGTTTGCGTTAGCGTGGAGCGCGCCCACCGTTTACGAAGTCCACGTATTCATACTGCCAGAAGGGCGCGGCAAGTGGGCCGCAAAAGCCCGTAAGGCTACAATTGATTTCGCCAAAGATAACGGCGCTAAAATACTCTGGGCGCGGATAGCGCCCGCTGCTAAGTTTGTTTCGCACTTCGCCCGCCGAGGGGGTATGCAGCCCACAGGCGAGATGATATACACGTTAGGTGCAGCCTACGACGTGTACAAAATGGAGTTATAGTCATGCCACCCGCAATTATTGCAGCAGGTATTGGCGCCGCAGGTGCAGTCGGTGGCGGTCTGATCGCCAGCAGCGCAGCTAAGAAGGCTGCCGCGACGCAAGCGCAGGCCGCGCAGGATGCGCAGGCCGCGCAGGAGCGTATGTTCCAGCGGCAGGTCGAACTTCAGGAGCCGTTCCGTCAGGCTGGCCTTACTGCCCAACAGCAGATCATGCAGCTTCTCGGCATCGGTGGCGACAAGACCGCCGCCGGTTACGGCAGTCTTGCCCAGCCGTTCGGCACGCAGCAGTTTCAGCAAGACCCCGGCTACGCCTTCCGTCAGTCGGAAGGGATGAAGGCGCTGGAGCGTTCGGCGGCGGCCCGTGGCGGTCTGCTGTCGGGCAGCACCATGAAAGGTATCCAGCGCTTCGGTCAGGACTTGGCCAGCCAAGAATACCAAAACGCGTTTAACCGCTATCAGGTCGAGCGCGCCGCGCGCCTTAATCCGCTTCAGTCGCTGATGGGTTCGGGTCAGTCGTCGGCGAATGTGCTGACCGGCGCCGCTGGTCAGATGGGCCAGAACGAAGCGCAGAACCTGATGAACGCTGGTGCTGCCCGCGCTTCAGGTTACGTCGGCGGCGCTAACGCGCTGTCCAGCGCTCTGGGCACCGTTGGCGGTATAGCGACGCAGTTCCCGCTGTATCAGGCGCAGATTAACTATCTCAACCGCGGCGGCGCGGGCAGCGCAAGTGCGCTGACCCCAGACGTTAAAAACACTATGCTCCAAAATCCGGGTATTTTCTAATGGCTAACCAGATGATTGCCCTCGGCGCTCGCGCCCCGCAGGTTAACCCGCTGAGCGGCGCTATCCAGCAGAACGCCCAGATGATTAACATGATGCGCCAGCAGGATGCTGCCGAACGTCAGGCGGCGGCTGCTGCTCAACAGATGCAGATCGCGGCTGCAAAAGAACAGCGTGAGGCTGCTTTGGCTAAGCCGCAGATGGCTGAAGCCGAGCAGAAAGCGGTGTCGGCTCAGGTTAAGGCCGTGTCGGACTTTCTGGATTTCTCCATTGAAGGCATGAAGCTGGCCCGCAGCGCCGAAGACGCGGTCAAGATTGGCGACTGGCTGAAGTCGCAGTTCCGCGATCCGCAGCTTCAGGCGGCCGTTGACCAGACGCTGTCGTCGCTGCCAAAAGACCCTAGCCAATTCAGCGCATGGCGCGAACAGACGCTGCTTCAGTCGCTAGATGCGAAAGATCAGCTTGCGCAAGAGTTTACGACGCAAAATCTTGGTACGTCAACTCGCGTTTTGGCAACGCCTAAATACGGTACTGGGGTCGGCCGAGTTGTCCCCGGTTCAGAAGCTGAAGTGGCGTTTAAGCCGACAGTCCTCAATGTCGAAGGTATCGGCGGCGTTGTGGTCGATCCGAACACTGGCCGCGGCTACCCTGTCGCTACTGGCGGCGTGGGCGGCTATACGCGCCCCGGTTTGGTCGGCGGCGAACGCGGGGGCGCCTCTGCGGCTCTTCAGACGAACCCCGGCGCTATCAAGGACAGTCCGTTCGCGCGTTCGCAGCCGGGCTATACCGGCGCCAGCGGCGGCTTCGCTACATTTGCGTCGCCGGAAGCCGGTATTCGCGCGCA